TAAATCCCCTTTTCGCTATGAACTCCTTCAAGGTTTGGACTACATGGGGAAGATACCTGGACCTGTCCTGGTGAAAGGGCGTTCTAGGATTGTACGGCACAACCTGGCCGTTCCTGTTCGGGAGTTATTTAAGCGGGTACTTGATTTTACACCGGACACGAATTTTGGACCTCCCATTATGCAGCCCCAAGGTTCTGGGGATAAGTACATTTCCCCCTATAATATAGCTCTTACCGCGATGTCCCAGCAACGGGCATGCTTAGATCCAAGTGTGCTTGCCAAGGTGATTGATGTTCTGGTGGACAGAATATTCACGTCGCTGGAGGGTAAGATTCCAGATTTGCAACCCTTAACCGTGGACTCCGCGGTGAATGGAGCTTCAGAAGACCCGTTCATTAAAAGGATGAATGTTAGGACTTCCGCGGGTTTTGGTTGGAATTGCTCTAAGGAGGATATACTCCCAGTTCGATCTGATGGCGACCTGCTATTTCGAGAACCTGTTGATGACTTGAAGGAACGATTGCTATCAGTTTTGGACCAGTATTCCAATGGAGAATCGGCTAACTTTCTATACATGGCGAAGTTGAAAGATGAACCGAGGTCCGTAGAGAAAGTTTTGAGTGGGAAGACTCGAGTTTTCTATGCGGCAAATGTCGAGAGTGTGGTAATCTCTCGCATGCTCCTAGCCCCCTTCTACTCTCTGATGGTAGAGTACGGGGATGTGTTTTGCAGCTCTGTAGGAATTAACATGCACACTGGAGCAGATAAACTTGTTAAGTCTTTATTGGGATTCTCTGATCTTTTGATGGAAGGTGACTATAAGAGTTTCGATCAAGTTATGCCTTATGAAATTGGACGTGCGGTTAACACTGTTGTGTATCGCTGTCTGGAAAAATTTGGTTACAATGACACTGCTTTAGATATGGTCAGAGCAATTCTGGCAGATAATCTGTTCCCTCTAGTAAATATGAACAGTGATGTTTTCTCCGTTCCCGCGTTGCAACCCTCTGGGAAGTATGCGACCGCAGAGGATAATTCGTTGAGAGGGGTAGTCATGTTGATGTACGCATGGTATGTGCACCCGGAGTTACAGAAGCTCCCCTTCTTTGCACACGTACTACCAAGGACCTATGGAGATGATATGTTGGCTGCGGTTAAGAGTAGCGTAAGTGGACGCTATAATAACATTTACTTTCAAGGAGTGTGTAAGGAACACTTCAACATGAAGTTCACCTCCGCGGACAAATCGGATATGATGGAACCATTCTTAACAATCCACGAGGCGTCTTTCTTGAAGAGGAAGTTCGTGTACTCAGTGGAATATGAGATGTGGTTAGCTCCCCTTGACCTGAACTCACTAGTGAGATCTTTGGAATGGGGTGCACCATCCCCATGTGTGAATGCTGAGGACCAATTCACGGATACTGCTGTGTCTGTGTTGTGGGAACTCTTTTTCCACGTAAGTAGAAAGGACTATGGAGTTATGCGAG